CGAGTCCAGCTCAGTTGTGTTAAACTCCACCAACGGAATTGAAATGCCGATGGAAATGATTTCTGTGAAAGAATCAAAGGCTGGATCGTTTGTACAAGTTGTGCCAGAGTACAAACGTCTAAAGAATCGCTATCAACTAATGTGGGATCAGCAAGATTGTATTGGTTATCTAAAAACTGCCTGTGTGCTAGCGGCGTATATTGATCAAAGTTTATCAACCAACACATTTTATAATCCTGCACATTTTGCCGAAGGTAAAGTCCCAGGTACCCTTGTTGCTAAAAATTTAATGTTAGCATACAGATGGGGTCTTAAAACTGTCTACTACAGTTTAATCAATAAAGTTGGTGCAAAGGCAAGTGTTACTGCAACTAACACCATTCAAATTAACGGAAATAATACAGCAATTACTACATACGATAATGCTATATTATATGAACCATTAGACGACGATTGCGAGGCATGTAAATTATGAGTAGAGCACAATACGATTTATCAAAACAAACTAACTATCTTAAGCGTAAGATGTTTTTGGATCCAGAAGGTCCAGTTACTGTACAAAGATTTGAAGAAGTAAAATATCCAAAGATTACCAAGTACGAAGAACTGGCACGTGGTTTCTTCTGGGTACCAGAAGAAATAAGTCTTACCAAAGACAAAATGGACCATAAAGATTCTAGTGATGCGGTAAAGCATATCTTTACTAGTAATCTACTTCGTCAGACTGCTCTAGATAGTATTCAAGGCCGTGCGCCTAGTCAAGTATTTTCGCCAGTTATCTCAATCCCAGAACTTGAAGCACTTGTAAGCAACTGGAGCTTTTTTGAAACTAACATTCATAGTAAAAGTTACAGCCATATTATAAGAAATGTATATGGGGTACCTAAAGAAGAATTTAACAAGATTCATGATACTGCTGAAATTGTTGGCATGGCAGCAAATATTGGTCGATACTACGAAGATCTACATAAATTAAATTGCCAACAAGCGTTATTGCCAATGGGCGTTCCGGAAGACGAACACATTAAAGCAATTTGGTTAGCATTAAATGCTAGCTACGCATTAGAAGCCTTACGCTTTATGGTATCATTTGCAACATCATTAGCCATGGTAGAAAATAAAATCTATATTGGCAATGGTAACATTATCAGCTTAATTTTACAAGATGAACTCTTACATACAGAATGGACTGCTTGGTTAATTAACAATGTAATTAAAGATGACGAACGATTTGTCAAAGCAAAAATAGATTGTGAAGCTGAAGTTTATCAAATGTATTTGGACGTTATTCAAGAAGAAAAAGAATGGGCAGATTATTTGTTTAAGCTAGGACCAGTAATTGGTCTTAACGCTACAATTTTAAAAGACTTTGTAGACTTCACAGCGTTTAATCGTCTTAAGGATATTGGAATTAAGTATGCAGACGAGCATCCGAGATCTAGTCCTATCCCTTGGTTTAATAAACACATTAATATTAATAAAAAACAAACAGCGTTACAAGAAAGTGAAAGCACCAATTATGTTATTGGTGTAATGAGCGATAATGTAAGCTACGAAGAATTACCGGACCTATAAGGAAATAAATTATGAAAGCTATTTTGTGGTCAAAGTATCATTGCCCCTATTGCGACCAGGCAAAAAATTTGTTAAAAGCAAGAGGTATTCCGTTTGAGGAAAAGAAAATTGGAGATGGATATACTAAAGAAGAATTGTTAGTGGCAGTTCCTAACGCTAGAACCTTACCTCAGATTTTCATAAATGAACAGTTAGTTGGTGGATTCTCAGATCTACGGGAGTATCTAAATGGCTAACAACACATATACATCAGAATGGGATATTAAAGATATTCCTCCGATATCTATTGATGATTTAGTATTGGGCTCAACTATCGATTTATCCAGCATTGTAGGTGCTACTGGCAATTATACTTTTGCCTCATCTGCGGGATCTGCGGGATCTGCGGGATCTGCGGGAGGAACATCTCTCTATACTACCAACACTGCAAATTATGTGTGGGCTAACACTACTGCTAGTCCATATATAGCAGTTGGAGCAGTTGGTTCAATGGGGCAAACTGGCCTTAAAGTTACGTCAGATGCAGAGTTTGACGGCGATATCAAATGGAAAGGTCGTAGTCTAGGTAAGATGCTTGAGACTATAGAAGATAGGCTTGCAATTATTCAAAATCCAGATCCAAAGAAATTAGAAAAATTTGCGGCTTTAAAGAAAGCCTATGACAATTATAAACTGTTAGAAAAACTTATCGGCGACGATTATGACGATAAAAAAGACAAGTGAAGTTGAAAAGTTAGAGCAACAATTGGCCTTGTTAACTAGGCAGGTGCTTGAAATGGCTAAACGAATTCAATACCTTGAAAGAGAAAATTCTCGCCGACGTGGCGAAGTAGGGCAAATTGCAGGACATTTGAATAGAAAATAATTGAAGGAATATTATGTTATTAAGTAAACCAATGGCAACGGGTGATGTTGTAAGTATTAAATTAATCAACGGTGATGAACTCATTGCACGTTTAGAAGCAGACGATCATAAGGGTATTACCATTGATCGTCCGTTAGCTCTTACTATGCAAGGCGGTGGCCTTGGAATGGTGCCTTGGGTGTTGCTCGGAGATAAGAACTCAATCACACTAAACAGAGATCATATTTTTGCCATAGTTCCTAGCAAAAAAGATGCCGCCGACCAATATGTAGCAGGCACTACAGGAATTGCATTAAGTTAAGGAGTGAGCTATGCCAGTAGAATACCCAGTAGTCATTGCAGCCATTAAAGAATGGATTGGAAAGCATAAAACTATACCCGATCCAGGAGTTGAAATTGGTGACCAACCTGCGGTACGTAAGGCTAGCGGTGCTGAAATGTTGACCGCGGCATTTGCAGAGTTAGCTACTTTGGCGGTTACCGGAGGTTTTAATTTTGCAACAGGCGGCAGTGAAGGATTTAGTAAATTTTTTGATTCCTTGCCGCCAGCCCTAAAAGAACCGTTAACCGCATTAAAAGACACATTTGGAGATCTTACTTCGTCTATACCTGGAAGTGGTACATTTACTGATGCCCTTTCGTCAATAAAAGAAAATTTTATTAATCCTATTGGCGATACATTAACATCATTTAAAACTGCGGTGCTAGGAGAAACGGTAAGTCTAACGTCTTTGTCAGAAACTTATCAAACAACAGACCCTTCTATTTCAGAGTGGTTAACCTCAGCTTCTACAACGTTAGGATCAACTGTAAAAAATGCAATTGACTCTGCCAAAAGTTGGAGTGACGATTTATCGTTAGGGGGTACTTATGTTAACGATGTTTGGACTCCTAGTTCGTTTACTCTTACTGATGCCATCAGCGCAACTAACAATGCTGGCCGAGACTTTTTATCAACTTATGTAGGAATTACTAGTGCGCCGACTCTTACCGATCTTACCGGCACATTGCTTAAAGACAATTTAATAAATGATTTGAGTAGTAAATTAGAAATTGAAAAATTGGCTAGAGAAAAAGATCTATCAGATCCGACCATTAATGCAAATACGGGAAAAACTAATTTGCAAGAACATCAAGCAGCCGTTGCTAATCTTCAGATTGCGGCCCAGGAGTTACAAGCAGAAGTTGATAGGAACAAACAAAATGTAGCTAGAATGTTACAACAAGATTCTGCGCTGGATGGAATTGCTGGAGTAACGAACACACTTAATGGAATACGAGATGAAGAAGCTATTGCGCTTTACAAGAAGACTATTAATCCATCTCTGTTAAATACAGCAGAAAAATTACAACCGTTAATGAATGTAACTGCAATTTCTCCAGACGCCGGCACGGCCCCAACATAAATGGTAAAATCAGTAGTTGACATAGCCTCCGATTTGTTATATTATAACACAAAGGAGATTAACTATGTCAGCACACACCACCCTCAATAATCTAGAATCTTTTTGCCAAACCAAAAGTGGTATTCAAACTATTTGGCAAGGTAAAAGTGGAACGTATCAATGGAAACGCGGTAAAGATACTGCTATTGGTCTAGTCAATGGTGTAGTACGAAAGTTAGCAGGTATTAACGCTACCGGACTACAAATTTGGGTAGTAGCAGGATCTTTCAAAATTGAACCTAACGGTACTATTTTGCGCTTTACTGGTCTGCCAAAAGATCTACAAAAACAATTATCCTCTAACATCAGTATGCCTGTTATCCAGCATGATACTGTTACAGTTTAATATCTATAACCCATGGAGCGATACATGGACTATCCTTTGGAACAAGAGCGGTGCTTTCAGCAAGAACAAAGCCTTTGAGTTCAACGGGTATCGTACCAATCGTATTATTAGTGTAGATTTTGATTTAACATTTAGAGGCGACCATGCAGGTGCTAGAGTTATGCTAGGTATGGTTGGTTATAATATTGAGTTACACTTCTACGATACTCGTCACTGGAATTACGTAACTAACACTTGGGAGAAATACGAATGACTATGCACCTTGAAGGCCCTTGGTTATCTTACAATGGTAAGAAAAAAGGCAAAGTAAAATTCCGTAATGCTGAAGAAGCCCGCAAGTCTCGTGAATTAGACGAGTCATGGAAAGAACTCCAAAAGAAGTGGGAAGTAGAAGCGGAAGATAAAAAACGTAAACGTGCTCTATCGGCTGAACCTCTCTCTTATAAATTATCGGTTCCTCCAAATCGTAGCACTTCACATATTCCTAGTCGAGGAGATAATATGGGTAGTGCTACCCTTGCACCCCCTAAAGTCTATACAGGAACTATGGTGAAAGGCATTGCAACCATGCATAAAAGCAACGCCGTACCCGTTTTTAGCGATGAGCAAGCAATTGATATTGCTCGTATGCGCCGATAAATAATTCTTATGACACCTTCATTAAATGAAAAAGTAATAACATACCTAGTATTATTCAGCGGACTAGCCATTTCGGCAGTAGCTGAATACTATTCCATTATGGGCCTAATAGCCATATACCCAGCCGCAGTTATTCCTATTATTATTATGGGTGTAGTACTAGGACTAGGCAAGATTAGTGGCACAATTTGGCTCAAACAAAATTGGGAATGGGCCCCATTCTTTCTTAAGGCCTATGTACTACCTGCTATCATTGTCCTAATGTTGATTACTAGTTTGGGTGTTTTTGGTTTCTTAAGTAAAGCACATAGTGATCAAAGCCTAGTCAGCGGCGATGTTCAAAGTAAAATTGCTGTATATGATGAAAAGATTAAAACCGCAAAGGAAAACATCGATGCTAATCGCAAGGCGCTTAAACAGATGGATGAAGCTGTGGACCAAGTTATGGGTCGCAGTAACGATGAAAAAGGTGCCGACAAGGCTGTACAAATACGCCGGGCCCAACTCAAAGAACGTGGACGTTTACAAGCAGAAATCCAGGCCGAACAGAAGACTATTGCTGGCCTTACAGAAGAAAGGGCTCCGATTGCCGCAGACGTTCGAAAGGTCGAAGCGGAAGTTGGTCCAATAAAATACATTGCACACTTGCTCTATGGTGAAAACCCAGATGCTAATCTATTAGAAAAAGCCGTTATTTGGGTAACAGTATTAATTGTTATTGTATTAGATCCACTTGCAGTAGTACTATTATTAGCTAGCCAATATAGTTTTCAACGTTTTCGAGAACAAAAAGAAGAGCAAGAAGTTAAAGATTGGTTTGACCGAGGAAGGGAACGAGCTCGCCAGTTAGATGAAGAAGCGGCCCAACAAAAAGTCAAAGAGGAAAGTGCGGAGGGTGACAGCCCCAGAGGGACCACCGTTGTCGTAGACACAGAGCCGCCTACTGTCACAACTACAACTACAAGTACTAGTACTATCCAACATCAAATTTTAGAAGAAGTAGAAGATGATTTGTTTCCAACGTATGAAGAAATTACTCCACGGCCAGAAAAGCCTATAGTTGAATCACACCCATATTTAAAAACACCTTTTGTACATTTTACTGATATGCAGCCGCTGGCCTATAGAATAGAAATAAAAGAAGAACCTAAAATTCTTGCTACGGGAGTAGATGTTGTTGATCGACCCGGCGACTATGTTACTCCGCCTGTTGAAGAAACATTAGAATCTAAAATAGAAAAATACGGCTATAGTGCAGACGATAATATTGTTCGGTTAGGTAATGGTGATGTATACTCAAGAGAAGAGTTTGATAAGTTAAAGAATACTAGCTATGTGCAAAACGAAGAACAAAATCAAAGTGGTATCTGGAATAAAGTAATTTCCGAACAAGAGTATAGACAAAAAGCAGAAGAGAAATTAAAAAATGAGCTTATCAATAACCCTAATAACTCCACCTGATATCTTTGAAAATGACAGCACTGGAATCTTTCTTATAAATCTTACAGACCAAGAGCAAGACGAAGCAACTAAATGGCTAGGTGAGTCTACGTTGGACCTAGACGTTAACATTTATTTTTCACAAAATGAACCATACCCTGTATGGTTTTTACATGCCATGGCCTCCTCAAAACATAAGTATATTAACCTTGATAACACACATGGTATGGTGGAACTTTTATCCAGTTATATATTAAGCAAAACATCGACTTATTATTCACTAACTGATAAAAATAAGCAGGCCGTGCTGGATCACATTAATGTAAACAGAGTTGAAAGTGTCAAGGACTTTTTAGAAAGAGTGTTAAGTGACAATCAACAAAAACAATGAACACCATTGCGATTTCTGCGGAAAAAGCAAGCAAGACGTAGAAAAACTTATTGTAAGTGAAAATAGTGCAATCTGCAATGATTGTGTTGACCTTTGTGTTGATATACTCAAAGATGAAAAAATTAAAAAATTTCCGTTAGATGATTATAAAGCAGTTTATAATCCTGTAAAGATTAAAGATTATTTAGATGATTACATCATTGGTCAAGACGAAGCAAAGATAAGTTTAAGTGTTGCAGTATGCCAACATTTTAAACGAATTATGAATCATAATACTGATATTGAATTAGAAAAAACTAACGTTCTTATGCTTGGGCCCACTGGTTGTGGGAAAACGTTCCTTGCAAAAAAACTTGCTGACTATTTGCAAATTCCCTTTGCTGTATGTGATGCAACTGGAATTACGGAAGCCGGCTATGTGGGCGACGACGTAGAGAGCGTTCTTATAAGATTGTTAGCTAATGCTGACGGTGATATGGAAAAAGCCCAACGAGGTATTGTTTATATAGACGAAATTGATAAACTTGCTCGTAAGGGCGAAAGCATGAGCATTACTCGAGATGTAAGTGGAGAAGGTGTACAACAGGGTCTGCTTAAAATGATTGAAGGGACAGTTATGCGATTGCCTTCTAACGATAAGCGTAAAAATCCTAAAGGAGATATGTTAGAAATGGATACTACTAGTATCCTTTTTATTTGCAGTGGTGCGTTTGTTGGACTTGATAAAATAATTCAAAAACGTAAAGATGCTAACAGCATTGGATTTAATAGTAAATTAATAAGTAACAACGAATCCAGTACATACTACAATCAAGTCACAACTAAAGATCTCATCACTTACGGAATGATCCCTGAATTTATTGGACGTTTTGGAATTATTACTAATGTGGAAGAACTTAAAACTGAACAACTTGTGCAGATTCTTAAAGAACCTAAAAACAGCCTAGTAAGACAATACCAATATCTTTTTGAGATTGATGAAATTGAACTAGATTTTGATGATGATGCTTATGAACAAATTGCCATAAAATCTAAAGAACTTAAAACCAATGCCCGAGGCCTTAAAAATATTTTAGAAAAAGTTCTGTTGCCCTATCAGTTTGATTCGATTAATCTAGTCGAGAGGGGTTTAACCAAAATTATTATAAGTAAAGAGTCTGTAGACGGAAGTCCAGCCAAGTTAGTTTTTAATAAAAAGAATGACAAAAAATCCACGTAAAAGAGGTGTAGTTGTAGAAGTGAAAGATGGGAACATTAATTCTGCCCTTAAAAAATTCAAAAGAAAAATGGACGATAGTAATAAATTACTTGATCTTCTCAAAAAAACAGCCTACGAAAAACCCACAGAGGAACGTAAACGTAAAAAAAGTGCCGCACGTAATAGGTGGCTTAAAAAGTTAACATCCGAAAGTTTACCAAAGAAATTATTTTGAAAACTTGTTTTATATATCAACCTCAGGGTGTCGGGGATATCATATTCATTCAAAAAGTTGTACACCATTATAAATCTTTAGGGTACAAGATTGTTTTCCCATTGTATCCTTATTTTATTTGGCTCAAGACTTATCTAGCTCAAGACGGAGTAGAGTTTCCTATGCTAGGTGGAGATAGGACAATATTAGAACCGTTTGATAACAGTGATAAATTTTTCTATCTTATGGGTAGTACATATGCCCTATTTAGGAAACCTGTCCATGCTGTAGACTTTGTTTATCTATCTTGCGGACCTGCAACATTAGATACTGAAGAAATGATGACAGCAAAATATAGTGTTGCTGATATTAGTTACGAAGGTTGGCAAGACTATGTTAACATTAACCGAAATAAAGAAAAAGAAGATGAGTTGTTCTATGATGTACTGGGACTTTGTGATGACTCTGTATTCACACTAGTCAATGAATATTGCAGTAGTCATAAAATTGATGTAGAGCCGGTAGGCCACACAGTCTATATGAAAACTATTAATGGATACACTTCTTTTGATTGGATTAAAGTAATTGAACGTTGTAGTCGACTTATTACAATTGATACAAGTATTCCAATATTAGCAGAAGTGTATCTTCCTAAACATATCCCTTGCCATCTTATTAATCGATATACTCCGCCTACTTTTGTAGATCTTCCAAAAATATTTACTAGGTTAAATTGGCAATATTGTATCACTCCTGCAGATATAAAGATTGACTAACTCTAAATAATTTGCTATAATAGTGTATGGCAAAACATTTAATGATCGATATGGAGACCATGGCTGTCTCCCCAGGCGCAGTTGTCCTTTCTCTAGGCGCTGTACATTTTAACCCATACGGCAACGGCTACGGAGATAAAATTTACTTCCGTATTGACCTCGACGATCAAGATAAATTAGGTAGAGAAATTGATCCCAACACACTAGAATGGTGGGCCAAACAAGATCCTGCTATTATGGAAGAAGCATTTAGTCCGGATAATCGTGTTCCTCTTGTGGACGCAATGGATCAGTTCCATAAGTTTGCTTGGGGATGTGACGCATTTTGGTCACATGGTGCAACGTTTGACCTAGTTATTATTGAGAACATTTACAGACAATTAAATAAACCACTTCCGTGGAGTTATTGGCAATTGCGTGATACTCGCACTATCTTTGATTTAGGTTATGATCCAGATATGCCGCAAGGCGGGAAGCACGATGCCCTGCAGGATGCTATTCGGCAGGCAGTAGGTGTTCAAAACATCTACTCCAAACTTAAAATTAGACCGAGATGAAACCTTTTGAAAAATTATTTTTTGATAGTGCAGTTGGATTAGGCGATGCATTTGTAATGAATGGCATTGTCCATCATTACGGCAGACTTTGCACTACTCTTTATTACCCTGCTCGTGCAGAGTTTTTTGATACGCTAACATATCTTTACAAAGATTATCCAAATATTGAAGTGTGGCGTTTTTACGACAACGAGCAAGAAGATTTCTTTATAGAAAATAACAAACTGCTACGTGTAAGAAGTACACCGCTTATTACAAGTGAGATACATCGAATAGGTTGTGAACCAGAACGGATTCATGTACACTGGCCGCAACAAATATATGATAATTTTGATATTCCATTTAAGATGCGATATTTAGATTTTCATATGCCTGATCATGTTGAAGGGTCGGAAGAATTGTACGAACAACTCACCGAAGGCGAAACGGACTATGTTTTGATTCATAGATATGCTAGCGATCGTCCAGATGGAATTCCTTTTGAATTGGATGCGGTGAGGAAAGCTAAAGGACTTCCGGATAGAAAAATTATTGAAATCCGTGAAGGCCAGACTAAAAATATGTTACAATATAAGACATTAATAGAAAGGGCTAGTGAGATACATTGTATTCCTAGTAGCTTCTTTAATTTTGTAGACAGTTTGATAACCAAAATTAACGGAACGTGTTTTTTTCACGATATTCGTAAAAATTCGTTAATGAAAGTTAACAGTCGATGGAACGATCATAAGTGGAATGTAGTAACTTATGCAGTACGTTTCTAAATTGTTAATTTTTTGGCTATTTTAGTACCATATAATTGTTGACAAGATAATTAAATGACTATATAATAATAGCATAGTAAGTAATTAAAAGGTTAGGTACAGCAATTTCTTATTCCAAGAACCGTTAGTCACTGTGGTAGTCCGTTGGAGCAAAGCAGGTAAAACTGCCTAGCATTGAAGGCGGCTATTGAAACATACTAACAAGCTCAGAGTGATGGCCTGAGTAAAATAAAAGCAGTCAACAACTAACCTGTTGAATATCCTAGGATGGATACAGCAATTTAAACTACATTAAAGCTCTAATGCAGTAGACGGTGGTCTTGCAAGGACTGTAGTGGTAGTAGAGAAATCTACAAGCCATAACGCTAACAGAACTGACGACAGATGGAAAGACATCTATGTTATCTAACGCAGACACAAGTTAGGTTATGCTTGCGGAACTGAACCAATATACTGGGGATGGGGGTAAGCAGAAAATAAAAATCCGTTCCAACCATCCTGTTGTTTATAAGGTTATAGACAGCATTTTTTTATAAATGTAACCTGAAAGGAAAAAGAGAATGAACTCTTTCGTTAATGCAGTCTCCACTGTTCAAATGGAAACTCGTACCGAAAACGGTATGAAGACTTTTGATTCTAGCAAGAACATCCTTGTGGATTTGTTCTTCACGATCGGTGCAAGCCGTGGTAAGGATCTCTCAACACAATTTATCACTGCCCTTAAGCAGGACGAAACTCTGGCTCTACGTCTTTTGATGTGGGCACGTGACGTTCGTGGCGGAGCGGGTGAACGTGATGTTGTGCGTACAATTTTGTTGGCCCTTGAAAAGAACTATCCAGAAGCCCTGGATCGTATCTTGCCACACTTGGTAGAATTTGGTCGTTGGGATGACTTGCTCATCTTCAAGGCCAAGGATGTAAAGGCCAAGGCCTTTACCCTAATCGGTAACGCTCTACGTGAACGTAACGGATTAGCGGCCAAGTGGATGCCTCGTCAAGGACCACTTGCGGCTGAAATCCGCACCTTCTTTGGTATGAGCCCAAAGTTCTACCGTAAGAGCCTTGTTGAAATGAGCAAGACCGTTGAACAAAACATGTGTGCAAACACTTGGGATGAAATCAACTACAGCCACGTACCATCGTTGGCGGCTGCTCGTTACCAAAAGGCTTTCAAGAAGCACGATCCAGTTGGATACGAAGCCTACAAGGCCAAGTTGACTACTGGTGAAGCAAAGGTAAACGCTTCGGCTGTTTACCCATACGATGTAATCAAGAGCCGCAAGTTCGGTGGAGATGACAAGGTAATACAAGCCCAATGGGATGCATTGCCTAACTACATCGGTGACGAGTTGGTCCTACCAGTGTGTGACGTAAGTGGATCTATGTCAACTTCGGTTGGTGGAAACGCTAACCTGACCTGCATGGATGTTTGCGTAAGCCTTGGCTTGTACTTGGCCGACAAGAACAAGGGACCGTTCAAGGACATGTTCCTAACTTTCTCTACCAAGAGCAAGTTGCAAGTCTTGAAGGGTAACCTGATTGACAAGCTGAACCAACTGCAAAGTGCAGATTGGGACATGAGCACTAACCTGCACAGCGCCTTCGAAGCAATTCTAGGCTACGCTGTTAAGGGTAAGGTCTCAGCAAACGACATGCCAAAATACATCCTTGTGATGTCTGACATGCAGTTTAACCACTGTGCCAAGCACGATGACTCGGCTATGCAAATGATCGAAAGAAAGTTTGCAGAAGCAGGATACACTGTTCCAAACATTGTATTCTGGAACTTGAACGCCAAGGCGGATCAAGTGCCTGTTAAGTTTGACAAAAAGGGCGTTGCGCTAGTCTCCGGATTTAGCCCAGCAATCATGCAGTCAATCTTGGCGGCAGAGGACCTGGATCCTACATCAGTAATGATGCAGACTCTTAACAGTCCTCGTTACGCAGTAATTGCGTAAATTGTGGGTAGGGCATGCCGTGAGGCATTGCCCTATTTTTTAAATTGAAAGGAGTTTATGTACAAAGTAATTTGGAAAATAAACGACGACCAATTTGAACGAGAATTTGATAACCTAGAACCAGCAATGGAGTGGGCGAAGTCACTAGCATTATTCGTAACCATAACAGGTGGAGAATTTGAAATAGTGGGCAAATTTGGAGTTGACAGTATCAAAGATGGACTATGTCCAGATGGTATTGATTACAGTTGGAAAAAACGTCGAATATAAATGGGCCGAAAGGCCTTTTTTTATTTCTTGACATACCGGTAAAAATATTGTATAATTAAGTTTATCAATGAAAGAAATAAGATGAACATTACCCTTGTAAGTGATTTGCATTTAGAATTTGGATATCAAGAACTGCCAGGCGGTGAAGTTCTGATTCTTGCAGGTGATATTTGTGAAGCACGTACTCTTAAGAATGAATTCCACCAAACAAAAATATTAGACAGGGTGCCTGGTGCGTTTAAATCCTATGACTTTTTCTACAGCGAATGTGCAAAGTATGAAAAGGTGTTTTACGTTATGGGTAATCATGAACACTATCATGGCCGCCTTGACAAAACTTATAATCAACTTAAAGAAATGATGCCCGGCAACGTTACTTTACTCGAAAACGAGGTTGTTGATTATAAAGGCGTTATGTTTCTAGGTGCCACGCTATGGACTGACTTGAATAAAGGTGACCCTATTACTGTATATACCATAAAAGGGTTCATGAACGATTACAAATGTATTCAAAACTTTTATCCAGAAAAGAATCTTTACCATAAGCTAACTCCGGAGCATACCGCTGGCGTGCATCGCAAGACCAAGGAATATTTTTCCAAGGTTCTTACTGAAAACAAAGATAAACCATTTGTTGTTGTTACACATATGTCTCCTAGTTTTCAAAGTGTAAACGAAAAGTTTATTCGTGAAACAACTACCAACGGAGGGTATGCCAGTGCTATGGATGAATTTGTATTAGATCACGATAATATCAAAATTTGGGTACATGGTCATATGCACAATCCTGTAGACTACAAGATCGGTGACACCCGTGTTCTTGCCAACCCTAGGGGTTACACTCCTTGGGAAGATAGTAATGGCTTTGAACCTGGACTTTACTTTGAAGTATGATAATAACTGAATATAGCCAAGGTCGCTTGCGGGCAACTTTTAGTAAATGGTCAGTAGCTAAAGACTTTGCTGACCCTATGTACAACTATCTGGTTTATGGATATGAACCGGGTAGTTTTTTTACTGCGGTGTTGGCAAATGATTTTATGGCCGCAGTTCTCAAAAGCCATCCGTCTAACACTATTCCTGCACTAAAAAATCTAGTGGGTTGGATGAATGATTGCATGCCTACTGATGCGTATGGTAGTTATACCGCAGTTGCAGAATGGTACAAAATGGATGATGAAGATCGTAGATACTGTTTAGAAAGACATAACTTAATGTACACTACCAAAGAAGAAGTATGGAAGACCTTGAAAGGCGATCCGGTTGAGAAGTATGCATGGTCAGACGATATATGAACGAACGAATTAAACTACTAGCTGAACAAGTTACAAAAGAGTCTGAACTGTACTGTGCAATTCCTATTGATATGAACAAAGAATCTTATCAGTTTTTTGCCCAAGTGTTTGCAGAGTTGATTGTGAAAGAATGTGTTAGCATTCTAATGATACCAGAGCATGTTATGAATCATCATCAAGAACTTACTGACTACTATCGTGGTTGGGTCAACGGAAGATTGCTAGGTATTGAACATATTAAAAAACATTTCGGAGTTGAAAAATGAACGAACAAATTAAAGCACTGATGGGCCAGACGCTGGATGAGAAATTCTCCGGTACTTGGTCCACAATGGACATGCAAGACTTGCAGAAATTTGCTGAACGATTCTCCGAGTTGATTGTGCGAGAATGTGCTGAACAAGTTAAAAACCTACACGCTAACAAGCGCATTTCTGGTGCAGAGATTATACGAGAACATTTTGGAGTTGAAGAATGAAACTGTGTAAGCATAGCACGGGTAAGACCAGTATCTTCCCTGAGCATATTCCCAAAGGTTGGGAAGTTATGCTAAAGCCAACTACATTTGAAATAGTATGGCGTAGGATTGGATCACGATGACACTATACGGATATATCAGCAAGCGATATAGATGTATCATGGGTCCAGGCAACTTTGAATTTCCTGAGACTGGATCAAGTGTGGAGAAAAAGCTCATGCCATTGTTTCCATGTTATCTAGAGCCACAATACCCAGGACAAGAACCATGGGGCGGGGTTGTTCCCAACATTGGTATGCTTTACCATCATACTGAACATATTGGCAAATATGGCATAGAGCCTTTATATCTAGGCAGTGAGATCGATCGAGAAGTTATGTGGAGTGTGCTAGACGAAATACTAAACAGGGCAAGCGCGGATCTGGCAGTTGAAGAATGACATCAACTGTACGCATACCCTGGACTATAAAAACAGATAACG